CAATGATTGCCGCGTAGTCGCCGCTGAAAAATGCCGCGCGCCACTCCCCGGCCTCGTAGGAGACAACAGCCCGGTCGTTCTCGTTGACCAGCGTTGCCAGACCGCCGCAATCTACTTGGCCCGCGCCCGCATCGACCTTGACAATTTCCGCATAAGCGCCCTCTTCCCCCGTCGTCGGAAGGGTTATGGCCCGGTTTGTCGCGCCCGTCGTGACCAGCAGGCTCCGGTTGAAATAGGCCGCATCAAAGCCTCCGCCGCCCGTCAGCGTGTCGCTTGTCGTTCCGTCAGCCCATGTCGCCCCGGTCGATGCCGAAGACACGGAACAGACAAAGCTGTTGGGGCCGGTCCCCGAGGCCCTGGCCGCAATGTTGAGTTCGTTGCCGCCCCAGTCAGATATGACGTTGGCGTCATATCCTAGCGTTGTGTTGTAGATCACGCCGTTGCCCGCGCCATAGGCCGTGTCCAGCCTGATCGCCGCATCCAGGAACGCCAGTTGCAGGTATCCAAATTCCTTGCCGCCCATCTGCGGGTAGGTTGCGGCCAGCCCGCTATTTGGAATCAGGATCTCATCGTCCGCCCCGGTCAGGGTCGTTTTCCAAGTTCTGATGCGCCAGTTGATTGTCACCGTGTCATTGTTGGCGAACAGCTTGGGCGCGCCGATAACGTCGTCTTCTTCATCCTCCTCCGAGGGGGTTTCGCGGGGAACGGTCAGGGTGTTGGACGCCTTGGCCGTCAGGGCCGTGCTGGCGCTCAGATTCAGGACGCGCCGGTTCCCGCTGCTGACATCCACATAGTAGTTGCCAGAGCCGAGCCCGTCATTGACCAGCACGTCTTCTACGTCGAAGTTCTCGATCCGGCGGGGGTCGAAGCGGATTTCGTTGTTTGACGACAGCCCCAAGAACTCGATGAGCCGGTTCGTTCCGCGCACGTCCCCAAACTCGAAGGTGCAGTTGGAGGCGTTGCCGCCGTCGTCTTGGCTGTCCGATAGCGTCCAGAGCAGGGTATTCCTGCTGTTTGCGTCCTGATAATTGAACGTCCCCACGAACGCGCGCTTGGAATTGCGGATGCGGCACAGCGGTTGGCCAGCCGACGCGCGGGCGACCGACAGGTCGATCCCTTGCAGAATCTTCACGTCGTCGCTGTTCTCAATGGACAGGCCGCGAAGATCATTCACGTTGGCGCGGTGATCGACCTTAATCTTCCCGGCGATGACAAAGCCGGGGCTGAAGTTGATCCGAACCGCAAAGTTGGTGCCGGGGCTGGGGCTCTCGCACTGGTCCTCAAGGATGACGTTGCCGCCAATGCCGGTGCAATATTCCAGAATGTTGATAGCCGACTGCGAGCCGCTGGCGTAAATCTCGTCCCAAGTGAATCCACGCTGGGCCTTGGCCTTGACGACCGATCCGCCGTTATAACCCTTGGCCCGGACGACGCCGATGTGGGTCGCGTCGGACCATTCGTGGTCCGCCGGTTCGTTGGACAGGTAAAGGACGTGGGGCTGTTTGTCCTGGATGCGAAGGCCGTTCCACTCGACCGTCGCTTCCTCGATGGTGTTGTTTGCCTGCCGCGTGGCCAGCACCAGAAACTCGAACAGGTCGCCGCGAACCCTGCCAATCTTGATGTTGCGAGCCTGGTAGTCGGGGGCCACGGCATCAGAGGCGATAATCCCCGCCCGGCCCGCCAGCATCACGCCGCTAATAAAGTTCGAAATACGCAGGTCTTCGATGACAATATCGTCGGCTTCGGCTGACGCCACGGCAGCGCAGCGGTTCGGGGCCTTGAACGCGCCGCTCAGTTCCCATTTCGTGTGGGGGAACGCGGCGTCCCACGCCGTTGACCAGTTGGAGGCGTTATAGGCCAGCAGCGGATAATCAGGGTGCGCCGCATGGTGCGCGATGGCCCAGGCGGCGTAGTCCGCATCGCCCGCCGCCCAGCTTTGGTTCATGCGGCTAATCTTGGCGGTTCCCGGCCAGTCCGCCTGAACCTCACCGTCCCGCCATTGATAGACCGCATCCCCGGCGATGTAGTCGCCAATTATATACCATTGGCCCAGCAGGGCGCCGCCGGTCCCGGTCATCAGGAAGCATGGGCGGGTCGGGTTATCCCAGCGCACTTGCACCAGACCGACGGCCCGCAGGGAGACATTAGCCGGAACCACGATAGACAGACCGGTGTCCAGGCTTTCCGGAAGGTGATATCCCCGGCTGTGGGGATAGATGAACACCTCGCCACCGCCTGACGAGGCGACGATTTGCAGGTAGGCGTTGACCGTCGCAATGTTGGACAGGTCGTCCAGAAAAAACAAGCTGCGTTGCGGATCAGTTGGAGGGTCGCCATTGTCCGTCTGTGGCGTCCATGTGGTATCAGCCGCCGAGCCTTCAGGCGTCGCTTGGTTCTCTGGAGGCTCGCCGTTGTCGGTTTGCGGCGTCCACGTCGTCATACGTTTGCCCCCAGGGTGACCATGAGGGTCTGCATGGTGTTGTAGAAGGCAAGCTGTTGCGCGGCGGTCAGGTTGGCGCCGAACACGGCATAACCGAGCGTTGACGCCCGGAAGTTGGCCGCTGTTCCATTGCTGTTGTGCGCGCCGATGTAGAGCGACCGGCTTGTCAAAGCCGTGCCCGGCGTGACCAGGACAGGAGTATCCAGCCCGACGCCGTTCTTGTAGCCGCCTCCGGTCGTGCCGTTGGTTGACGCCATAGTCAGGCCCCGGCTATCCGTCACCGCCGCCGCCAGCGTTACAGTTGCCGCGTTCAAAATGGCTTGCGTGACCAGTGAGACGTTACGCGGGATCAGCCGGAAGCCCTGCGTTCCCGAGTTGGCCGCGCCTATATTGGCAGTCGTCGCCGCCAAATCCGTTCGCTCATAGGCCCCGCCACTGAAGGATGTTCCCGTTGCAGCAGCGCAGTCGGTCGATGGCGTGAAGTTGCTAGCCAGATATTGCGTTGTCCCGTTGAACGCATAGCCCCGGTCTGCGGTAAATGTCGGGGCCGCAACCTCTGTCGCCGTCTTCCGGCTTTTCCAGTCCACCAGGGCGGAGGCAGTATTTTCCGCTGTCATCACCAGCAGATAGTCAATGTCACGCCACGGATTGACGCCCGCCTTGAGGCTGCGGATCGTGTCGCTGATTAGCCGACCACGCGCGCCGCTGACGCTAGCCGGGCCAACAGTCGCAATCCAGCGCGCCGCGTCCGGGTCAATACCCTGTCCCAGCATTGTCACGTTTGTTGGCAGAAGAATGGTCATCAGTTGCGGATCACGTTCACCGAAATGGTGAGGTCAGAGGTGCTTCCCAGCGTCGGAGTTGAGCGGGCCACCAGAACCCCGAAAAGGCTTGTAGCGGCTAGGGTGAACGGCAAGGCAAGGTTCTGCGCTTGGGCAAACGACGGAGTTCCGAGGTTCGTCCAGTCTGTGACGTGAACGACGCCCAAAACCTTGTCGAAGTCCGCCGCATTGACAGCCAGAGCCGCGTTGTCGGTGAAGGTCGAGGAAGAAGGGTCGGCGTTGAACAGGATCAGGTCCATAGCGCCCGTTTGCGCGCTTTTGCTGTCGATGTTGACCGACTGCACAAGGCCCGATCCGCCCGCCGCCAGGACCGCAGCCGCAAAGGTCAGCTTGGTTCCGATTACGTCGCCAGTCGAATAGGCAGGCGAAGCCGAGACGGTCGGGCTTTGCGAAATGGCCCCAATGTTACCACCCACCGGGACAGGGTTAGACGGAGAGACAGGCGCAGCGCCCGTTCCAGCGGCGTTAACAAGTGTCAGGATGGACATTAACGCCCCCTATGCTGCGTAAGTTGGAATGGGACTTAGCGTCCCGATGGATTGATCAGACCGCTTAATAGCGTCGATTGCCGAAGCAAACGCCTGGGTCCAGATCGACAGCCGCTCATCACCGGCCATGATGGCAAATTGCAGGAGCGCCCCGTAGAGGTAGGCGTCAGGGTGACGATACAGGACCCAATTCTGCGCGTTTTCGCTCAATGGCGGGATGCGCTGATAGTAGGTCAATTCGCCCGTGTAAGACTGATCAGGAGCCGGGAAAAACCGGAATTGTGGCCCGATAATCGTATAATATTGCGGCTGTCCCGATTGCGTCGTGTATTGCTTGGCGATGTTTAGCTGATCTGCCGTCAGATATTGCAAATTCCGTTGCGGGGTGCTTTCCAGAACAAACGACACCGGCTCTGCAAAGTCGGTTGGCAGGTCCTCATATTCGTTGTCGATGGTCGCTTCCGACCGTTGCACCATCTGGCGCGTCCGCAGTTCCCGCTCCATAGCAGCCTCTGCAAGCCGGATAAAATCATCCCAGTTTGAGGTCTGATCCGTCCGCAGCGAATAGTTAGCCAGGGCGACCTTAAGCAGGGTGACGTTTGTAAAGCTCATCGCATCACCCCGTTTGACATGCCTAGTTGCCCATCAGCCGTTCGCAGATAGGCATAGTCCGGGTCGTTGAGCTTGCGCATGATCCTGTCAGCGTTGGCAGGGTCCAGCGGGTCCCAGCCCTCTGTCGCTTGCCAGTGATAAATCAATTGCATGGGGATAGACGCCACCCGGCGCATTTCGCGGGATGGCGTGTAGCCGTCATTATGCGTCCGCATGGCCGCGTTGCGGTCAAGGATCGGATCATTCTCCTGCACGGCCTTATAAGATACCGTCCCGTCGCCGTTGTCCTGGCGAAAGTGGCTAATCCCGGTCGCATCAGCAGGGAGAAACGGACGCCAGCCCATCAATCAATCTCGACCAGTCCGCGATTTTCAAGTTCCTCGCCAACCGGACGCGGCATGTTGAAAACGTCGTTACGAGCGTAGGTCAGGTCACCCACGCCAGCCAGATGCTCACCCGTGCTGATCTTCCCATCACCGGCCTTCAGCACGCGACAGCGCACATAGCCGGAAGAAACAACAGCCTCCGCAACAGCCTCAACGGTTTCGCCGGCCTCGTCACGATTGACAGGAGGGCGACCACGACGCGGAGCGATGACGGATTCAGTGTCGGACATACAAACCTCGAAAAGGTGGGGCGGGAGACAATCCCCCGCCCCGGTTTATCAGGTCAGGTCGGCAACGACGCCCATTCCCTTTTGGTTACGGACCACGAGGGTCTTTTCCGTCACCAGCAGGAATTTTTCGTTGTCGCCAGCCGAAGCCAGGACCTTGGAAGCCACAGGCCGCAGGGTGCCGACAGCGACCATAGCGGGGTCGATGAACAGCGCATCGCGGGTCAGGCCGTAGGGATGCGGAATGATGGACATGCCGCCAAAGTCGGAGACGTAGAAGTCAGCCGACCCATAGATGACAGCTTGGCCCTTGCCCGAAACGTCGGCGCGAATGTCAGCAATGCCGGTGAAAGCCGAAAACTGCTGCTTGTGCGTGCCGCCGACATAGCACTGGCTGAACATGGCGCCGTTGCCAAAGGCAGTGGCGAGCATGGCCTTTACCAGGGCCTCAGTGAAGGTGCGCTGCGTGCCGTTGGTCGCCGCCGAGACGGTGCCGCCGGA